GGTTTATGGCGTTTCATGAGATTCTCCGGATCTGTTTTACGCGGTTTTTAAGCCCGTAAGAGGCCTTTTCCATGTCACTCGCGAAATCTTCTTCTAGTATCCGGGTCACTTCATTTTCAAGCCGCGTGAGCCGCTCGTCGCCAAAACCAAATATATTGTTCAGAGCCACGGCGCATAGGTTTAAGGCAAAGTCGAAGCCCTCCGTCGTCGCCTCATGAAGTTCCGCTGCCTTTCGTTGCTGCAACTTTACAGCGTAAGCATTTTTCATTGTCCCGCCTCCCATTCTCGGTAAATTTCGATCCACTGGTCAAGTGGCATTGTTACCAACCACTCGCAGTGATTCTTGCGGTGCATTACAACAGGCATTTCGCCTTCCCGTGCGTCCCGCTTCGCCTGCGCTATAGCGTCCTCAATGCAAAGCCGCTCGACCCGTTTGCACTCGATATGGATTCCCGGCAGGCCCACAACATCAGCATCCCCATTGGCTCCGCTGTACTGCTGACCGCGTCTGCAATCATATCCCAGGTCACGCAGTTTCCGGGCAAGCTCCCGCTCCCCTGCGGCTCCTTTTTGGCGGCTGTTCATTCTTCGTACCTCGTCTCGTACTCGCAGAACCGCTGGAACTCCCCTGTAAACGAAAGGGTGATGTATCCTGTTGAACCTTCTTTGTTTTTTGCGATAATGAGCTTGCGGTCTGAGTTTTGCTGTTCCCGGTCAGTCTCGTGTAACAGTAATATCACGTCCGCGTCCTGTTCAATCTGCCCGGATTCTCGAAGGCTTGTCATGTCCGGCTCGCCTTTTCCCTCCCGGTTGAGCTGGGACAGCGCCACAACCGTTATTTTCGACTGCTGCGCCATCGTGTGCAGATCCATCGAGATGTTCGTGACCCGCTCATAAAGCCCCTTCCCTTCGCTTTTTATGAGCGAAAGATAATCGATAAAGATCACGTCTGCCCGCAGCTGCACCGCCTTCGCGCGAATCTGCGCCACCGTCCAGCCCGCCGCCTCCACGACAAATAGCCGCAGGTTTTTGAAACGGTCGTATGCCTCCGCGATCCTTGACCAGTCAGTCACGGTTCCTTCCTTAATCGATGACAGCGGCGTACTCGTGAAGTTCGCCACAATCCGATCCATCAGCTTCATGCCGGACGTTTCCAGACTGAAATAAACCACATTCATTGTTCGTGCCATTGTAAGCATCAGCTGCAAAGTCAGCGCCGTCTTGCCCGCAGAAGGCCGTGCGCCGACGATCACATAGTCCCCCCGGTCAATGTATGTAAGCCGGTCAAGCCGTGAAATCCCGGTCTTGATATAGGTTTTTGGCTTCATCTTGGTTTCGCAGAAACGCAGGAACAGATCCTTTGCGGAAAGCTCAGTCTTTGCATCCGTCTCATTGAGTGCTTCGTTCGCCCGCACCGCAAGCGTCCGGCATTCATCGAGTTCTTCTCCTTCCAGCAGGGCCGCTTCCAGGGACTGTGCTTCTCGGTATGCCCGAATCCGGCGTGCCGAGCTTTTCACCAGCCCGATATAGCTTTGAAAGTTTTTGACGGTCGGGGCCGCCGCGCACGCTTCGGCTATCAGGGGCTTGTACGCCTCATCCAGCCTCCCCAGCACTGTGAGCACATCCACCGGCTTATTGAGGTCATAAAGCGCCTTACAGGCCGCATAGACGTTGCGATACTCCACGATCTGAAAATCTTCCAGGCCAATCTGTAAAACCGCCTCCGGCAGAACCGTTTCCGGGCTCATGATGATTGCTCCGATCACCGCCTGCTCCGCTTCTTTGTTTGGGCTAATCAAGGCTGCGCCACCTCCCTGTTTCTTCGCTCTTTGGGATTTCATCCTCCCATCTGTGCCCATTCAGCCATGTCGCCGGATGCGGAATATATTGTCCGCCGTCCTTTTTCCAAGCCGGGCTTTGTTTCTGCCTCTCCAGCGCATTCAGGAGTTTATCCAATAAGGCGCTGTCGGCTTTCAGCTTTTGATATGCTTTCAAAGCGTCCTGCTTTGCAATCTTTTTCGGATAGGCTTTCCAAAAATCGTCGAAGCCATATATATATTCTTTTTTATTATTAATACTTGTATTATTATGGTTGATCTTTTTGTCAATAGGGGTCTTGATCTTTTCGTCAATACCTATTGATCTTTTTGTCAATACCCCCTGATCCAAAACGGGATCAAAAACGATAATTCTGCGGCCATTCCCTGCCTGCTGATCGACGCTGACTTTTATGTACCCGCACTCCTGTAAATGACTGAGCCACCGCGAGACGGTTTCCTTCGACACTTTATAGAGCCTCGAAAAATAACCGTTGCTGGCCCAGGAATATCCTTCTGCCTGTGATAGGCTTGTGAGCTCCGCGAACAGCAGCTTTTCGGCGGGTTTGAGGCGGTCGTCGTACCGGACACATGCCGGAAGCACCGCATAATAGTTCGGTTTTTCCATCTTGTCCTCCTATGCTTTCCACCCGAGTTTCCTGCACATCTCCTCTGTCAGCCGAATCCAGGTGATATGATGGAGCTTATCAAATGGCTCCTGCCCCATTGCGTGCACCTCATTGTAGCACTCCCGGCAGAGCGGCTGCACCCGCTGGCCCTCATGGTGGATATCTTCCCGGTCGCGGCCCATCCCCACGCGATCCCATTCGTGGATATCCGCATGCTTTCCGCAAACGGCACATGTCCGGTGCATTACACAGGCGTACAGATACCGCTGCGTGTCCTCACATAGATTGAGAAGCGTGTCCATGCAGGGAATTCCATACTCGATGCAGAGTTCAATCATCCAGTCGATGAAATCCCGGGCCGTTGACATGTCTGCCGCATTATGCGCCCCATCGGATAAGCTGAACAGGTCGATCCCGCAGAGCTGGCAATAATGATAGGTCAGCTTCCTGCGAACGGAATCTGTCGAGATGTCGAGCAGATAGTTCATCTGCAAGGCGCACAAGAATTCGTGCTGCCTGCGTTTATCGCTATGCCGGATTCCGGCCACAAAGTCCGCAATGTCCCCTGACAATGCGAAAATCTTGTTGCGTTGGCGCGGGCTGATGCTCCTGCCGTCCGGAACCACCAGCCGCACCGTTTTCACCTGATGCTCGACGACTTCGTGCAGGAGGCGTTTATCCGCCTCCAAAACCAGCTTTCCGCCGCCAAAGGAGAGTATCTTCGCTTCAGTATCCATCAGAATGGCAGGTCGGAGGAATCCGTGTCAACCGGCCCATAGTCCGCGCCTTTCGGGACGCTCTGACATCTCACCAGCGTTCCGTAGGTTGTGGATTTTTTGATCTTATCCTGAATCCACTGCGGAAGCTTGTCTATCAACGAAAGGCTCGCGGCGTCGTCCAGGGCAAAATAGGCGAGTTCGCTAACGACTGGCGGAGTCGGCATCCCTTTGGGGATAGACATGATGCTTTTGATGTTGGCATAGACGTTCCCGTTGCGCTCGTTGTGAACGATAGAGAGCTGGCAGGGCTTGCCGAGGACGTTTTGCAGGTCGAAGCCGTCCAACTCCTCCTGCGTGAAGTTCTTGCCGCGCCATGCCTCCAGATGCGTCCGCAGGTTCGCCTTTTCGCTCAGGGAAAGGGTGTATTCGTTGCTGATAACACGCGGCTTCTCCTCCCCGTCAATCTCGATTGTCTCGTCCGTCACTTCCCATGTGAGCAGCACTTTTCGCTGAGTTTTGTCGTATTTCTCGGAATACTGATCCCCAAGGTCGATGATGGAGATACAATTGGCAATATGTACGCCCTCAGAAACAGGTTCAAACGATCCGCCGGATTTTGCGCTTGCAATGATTGGCATGGTTATTCCTCACTTTCAAATTTCAAGGGGCATTTCCCACCCCGTCCATATTCTTCGTATACAATGGGTTCATCCGTAATGATACAGACCTTGCGGGATGGATTGCGTGCGTCCCGCAGGCAGAATGGGCACCACATGCAGACCGTCCGATCCTCCGGGAAATGAACGGTTACAACGGCGTGCCCGGTCGTGTAGAAATCAACTCCGTTCTTCATTTTTATCGGGCTCCGGCCCGTATTTTCTTTCCAGTTCTGCAACCTTCCAGCGAAGATAATCTATCTTGCTGTCTCTCTCAGCCAGCGCTGCGTTCAGCGCTTCAAATACTTTGTCCAGCATAACGTCCTCCTTACAGGCAATAGCCCATTTCTTCCAATTCCAGACGGATAAAGTCAATCCTCTCCTGCCTTTCTGCCGGGAGGCGGTCGTCCTCATAGTCAAACCGCGACGCATACAGATCCCGGTATTCCCAGATCAGGTCATTCGCCCGCTCCTGCTGCCGCGTTCTGGTCGGCGGTTCCAACAATAGATCCCGCAGCACTTGACTTTTCCCGCCTTTCGTGTTTTAATAAACGTATCTTCAATTTCCATTGTTTGCGCTCTGTCGAGGTGCCAGCCTCGCAGGGCGCATGTTTTTTATCCACGGGATCAGGCTCTCCGTGATCGCCGCGCTGACTGCCAGATACAGACACCACGCCGCGAAAAGCATCATCCAAAACAACCCGTCCGCCGTCATGCTTGTCCCCTCCTTTTCTGCCGCCGCTCCCGGTTTTTACGAATCACTTCTTCCCGGTGTGCCGCATAATATTTGCGATGGTATTCCGTCCGATCCTCCCAATGCCTTTTCCGGGATTGCCGATCCCGCTC